TTATCTTTCAGCGGATTTTTTCAATCGTTGGGCGAAGATATCAACGGCTTCTGTTTTCATCTTTTTAGTCACATGTACATATTTGTCCATTGTTGTAGCAATCCTTGAATGGCCCAATCTTTCTTGAACAATTTTTGGCTTGACTCCATCTTCTAAAAGCATGGTAGCGTGAGTATGTCGAAGAGAGTGAAAATTAAAATCAATTCCGAGTTCCTTTTTTATACGAGAAGAGTGCCATTTTATAGAATTTGGTGTCACTGGTTCGCCATTGTCTTTTGTACAGACAAAAGTTGAATCGTAATAGAATTTACCATACCTAAGTTTATTCTCTGATTGACTCTTTCTTGCTCTTCTTAATTCAGCTGCTAATACATCATCAATTGCTATTGTTCTGAAACTTGCTTGTGTTTTGGGAGTGCCAAGCTGAATTCCGTGCTTGTCCTGTAACATTATTCGATCTACTGTTATTGTTTGCTCATCCAATGAAATATCTGACCACTGTAGACCACATACTTCACCTCTCCGCAATCCTGTATGAAAACCAATCATGAGTGGTAATCTGAAAGGGCTGGATGGGGGGTTAAGTTCAAGTATTTTTTGATACTGATCCATAGTGATAATTTTCATATCATCCCTTGTTTGTTTGGGCTTATTTTCGAAGGTTGGCATTTCAACGTATACCATAGGATTTGAATTGATTGCTTGCCATGGATAGACAGCTCTTTTGAATGCTCCTTTTAAAACAGTAAATACAATTTCTACGGAATGTTTAGCAAGAGGGCGGTCAAATCCATTGGGTAACTTGTTCATTAAATCTTGAAGACGAGAGGGGCCGATAGAGCTCAAGTAATACTTGCCTATCTCTGGTTTAATGTATTTCTTAATGATGTTTTGATAATTTTTCTGAGTATTGTATTTTAACTTTTTCTCAACGTAGTTTTCAAACCAATAATCAAAGTAATCAGCAACACTCATTTCTTTTATATTAACTTTTCCTCCTTCCTTGTATGTATTCATAGCTTTTCTTAGTTCTTCTTGTGCTTCGGCTTTTGTATTCCATCCGCCTTTTTGTATACGTTGACGTTTGCCGTCAACCTTAGCCATTTCTATTACAAAATGCCATTTGCTGCCGACTTTTCTAACATGTCCGTTCATTTATGTTTTCCCTCCATTGTTTTTTGTATAGAGTAGGGGATAGCTCTATACAAACATATGTTCTTTTTCTTTTAAAAAGAAAAGCCCGAAGGCTAATCTCATTAAAATTAAATTTGATATTGTATTGCGAAAGTTATTCAATTATACTTAATTTGAGTTAAGGGGCACCATTACTATGGGACTAACCCTTTACTATCCGCACCTTTCACTCATTCAAATGGGCTTGAGAGTTTTTTTTGTGTTGAATAATCTCATGATCACCATTAATAAGAAGGTCATAACCATAAAAAAGTTTTCGGTAATCTAATCAAAATCGAATTCCAACCTGACAAGCTATTTGTGTACTCTTATCCAAAAAGTGTTATAATCAACTTAAAAAATCATTAAGGTGGGGGGATAAGCATGCATTTATTTAGAGCGAAATCCAATAAAAAGCAACTAGAAGAAAAATTCAATGCTTTTTCCCGCTACAAAAAAGATAACCACCAACAAATAGAAGAAGGTTTTCAGAAGTTAGATAAATTAAACAAAGATTTTGATAAGTCCTTTAGTTTTATTCAAAGAAAAGAGCAATAGGGCGGAGTATTCGGTCATCGGCTTTTAACATACCAAAATTAGATAAGAATACATCATGGAAAAAAGAAGGAATTCTATTCAGTTCATTTTCCTTGATTTCGTCAATATTTCCAGTAGGATGTACTGTAGTTTGTATCGCAATAACTCGTCCAATAATTTTAATTTCTCGAAAAGATTCCGTTAAAAAGGAAAGTTCGGCTTTGTTCATTCTAAAGTTAGATCTTTTACATATCATGAGCAATTTTTCACCACGAATGACGATATTATTGTCAAATATCTCATTAGCGAATGACGAAGCTTTGTTTATTACATCAAGACTCTTATCATCAAATCCGCCTTTTTCAGCTTGTTGAATTTGTCTTTCAAGTTCCATAATTTCGATTTTTTGTTCTTGTGTTAATTTTCCCTTAGAACGCATAACTCTGAGTTGACTACGAATTTTTCTTATTTCTGATTTGTCTGTCTCTGCAGGTTCTTGCATAAAAATTGACATGTTTTTTGGAGCTGAAATATTAGCAATTAAATTAAAGTCGTATATTTGAAACGGACTAGATAAAACAACGAAATCACCTTCATCAGCATCTTGGATAGAACTTTTCTTTTTTTCGTAGTCATCAATTTTATTTAATAATATGTCGACTCCGTAATCTTTTAAAACATAATCAATTGTTCTTGATTGACTCTCAGTTAATTCGGTTCCGCTTTGTTCCTTGACACCCTTTACATATTTTGCACCAATAGATACTATACCATCTATGCCACCTTCAGTCGTAGTTTCGGATGACTCTTGCCTAGCTCCAGAACTGCCACTTTCTTTTGAAAAACTACTTATTAAGCCTTCTTCGTATTGCGCAAGGACGGAATTCAATAGTTCTTCATCCAAGTATATATACTCTTTCATACGAATTCCTCATTTCAAATTATTTCATTTAAGTTCTTTAAACCAAAATTTAAAAATTTTTGTCATGCGGGGCGGTATGTTCATCAATCCTATTTAACGTTGATAAATTCTTTCTAACGTAGTCACGAATAACTATTCTATCGTGTTCATTAGGAGGATTTACTTTATAGTCACTCGCGCTATCTAGCGCAAGATCGATTAGTTTATCAGCCTTAAATTTTTCAAACTCACTTAATTCTTCATAAACTTTGTTTGACCAATCCAAAAAAAGAACCACCTTTATTAATCTCAAACTTTCAACTAAAAGAAAGGTCCGGAGATAGTTACTTATCATAAACCCAATAAATCTTTTTTCTTTTCTTCGAATTCTTCTTTAGTGATTATGCCATCGTCTAGTAACTCTTTGAATTTTCGTATTTCATCAGCGCTGCTCTGAGGTTCCAAAGATGACTCTTGTACTCCAATATCCGCAGATTCTTTAAATTGAGATTCCAATAAATAGATGATCTTTTCAGCGTCTTTAACAGCTGTTTTATATATTATGGAAGTTCTTTTAGTTTTCGAACTTATCAAATCAATAAAAAGAACGGGATTATCAATATCAGACATCAATATTTTAACTTGCATGGACTCTACAATAGAGGTTGAATGTTTTTTCCCAGTAACGGCACCAACAATTGCTCCTGCACCACCAAACGTTAACGCTCCTACAGCAGCTCTTCCTAAGCCGCCAGAAGTGACTGAGCCACCGTTTTCTACTATTTCATATCCTCTGATAGAATCTAAATCATAGATTGTAAGACCATTTAAAAGACCTTTAATCTTAAATTGTCTTTTTTTACTATCAATCAATAAGTAAGAAGAAACCTTTAAATCTGCCTTGAATTCTTTGAGACGATTTGCATTTTCTTTTTGCTGTTCTTTTTTTTCGAGCTTCAGTGCTTTCTTATCAGCTTTGGCATCTTTTTTTAAATCGTCCAATGTAATAGATCTAATTTCGTTGAAAGAAGTAGACATGCCATATCCCGCTTTTTTCATACATTTTGCACAAGCGCGTTGACCATCAGAAATCTTATAAGATCCAAATCCAACTTTTTTACCGCAGACAGCACACACTTTTTCAGCCATCTTTTCATCTCCTAATAATTATTAAATGATTTTAAAACTGCTACTGTCCCATTTTTTTGAAATAGGAGAGTGTAGTTGTTTTCTGTTTTTATACCATTAAATTTTCTAGCGTAATATTCAATGGCTGTTTTTAACGTTTCTATTGTTATCTGTAAAAAATTAGCGCTTTCAGCAAGGGTTTTACAACCATTTTCATAACAATTGATAATTTCATAAGGGCTAACTACAATTACAGCTCCCAACGTTCTTGCTTGGCGTTCTTGTTTCTTGTCATTTAAAGTCTTTTGCCTTGTAATATCACCTACAGTTGTTAAATAGTGAGCAATTTCTTCACCGATTGTACAAGGAAGTTCATAGTATGACTGTTTGGGATTTAAATAAACAACATCGCCATCGAGAAACCCCTTTTGCTTTTCGGGCATAAGGGGATCGTATAAAAAATCTAATTCAGGGGTGACAGACATCAATTCTTCACACAACTGCATCAAAAAAACACCTACTTCTTTTTCTTCAAAGGGTTATTTTTCCTGTATTCGATATAACGCAGAATATCTTCGAGATCTTCTTCAGTTGCATCATCATCAATATGAGCAGCAACTACTCGAAGTTTATCATTCACTTCCTCGAAAGAATTATCCCATTCCCTTTTATACCCGTCATCACCGTTTAATAGATAATCGGATGATACATTGAAAATTTTTGAAAGTTTTGCTAGTTCGTCGGTTGATACTTTTCTAGTACCATTTTCAATCTTATTCATAACGGATTTTTCAACACCCAAGCGTCTTCCTAATTCAGCTTGACTCCAATCTTTAGATTCTCTCAGATTAATTATTCTCGAAATTAAAGTATTATCAGTCATGGTTTACTCCTTTCGTAGAGGTTTAAGCAACTATATTCTAACATGGTTGCGAAAAAAGATATAAAAAGTTGCGAAAAAAGATATAAAAATCCTTGACGTATCTAAAATCGCAATGTATTATATGGATATAAAGTTGCTAAAATAGAAACTTATGGAGGTGGAAAGATGTTTCAAGTTGATTTAGAACTTATTAAAAAAGCTAGACTGGAAAAAGGATATTCGTTACAAGATATGGCTGATAAAATGAACTTTAACAGCAAAGCCAAATATTATCGTCGGGAGATTGGAGAGTATAATTTTAAATCTGAGGAAATTCCTTTGATTTCAAAGATACTCAGCATTCCAATTACAAAAATTTTTAAACCTAAAGTTTCGAAAATCGATACGAATAATTTGAAGCAGGTCTCCAAATGAAAGACAAACCACAAACGATCAAAGTAAATATCGATTCTGGATTTCTTAAACAATATATAGAAATGATTGTTCCAGCAATAAAGAGAAAGTTCAACATTTCTATCGGTATTGAAGGCGAACTGTTTATAAACACTGGCGGTGTTGAAGAAATCATTATTCGTTTCTTAGCTACAGATGAAGTAGCGCAGGACATTTATTCATATATTGATGAAAAATGGCAGTTCGCCTCAACACCAAAACTTATTGCTTAATTACATTTTATGGCAGTTCAACTGCTACGAAAATAAATAACTAAATACAAAGGAGATGACGATATGAGCGTAAATCCCATTGAAAAGAACATTGCGGCTATCTATCGAAAGGAGGTAGACAAGCAAGCACTTAATCAACGGATGATGGCTCAAGATATAAATATTTCTCCACAATTGCTGAGTCATGTTTTGAATGGAAGAAGATCCATGGGAGTTGAGAAGATAGTCGATATTGCTGATTATTTGCAAGATCCGGAAGTAGATTTCGAAGTAGCTGCTGAATTATTTCATACACCTAAGCCTTTGAACAGAAAAAGGAGGGACAATCATCCGCTTTCGAAAATGGTCGGTCAAGATAAAGAAGAGCTTGAGCGAATTGAAGTAGAAAAGAGATATGAAATTTGGGATTTGTTGACGATTGAGCCTGATGAGTTAACAGATGATGAAATCGATCATTTAAAACTTTATTGGTATGAGTTGAGTGATGAAGTGAGATTAGAATTATCGGTTTTATCTTCAATGTGTAACAGGTTTGGTTGGAATATGCGAGAAATGACAATTCTATCAGAAAAAATAGAAAGGAATGACTAAAATGTTGGTTTACACATTACCAGAACTGGCTAAAGAGTTCCGGACCAGTAAAGAAAATGTATATCAATTGGAAGAACTTGGGGAAATCAAAAGTATTCAATTTAGTTCTTGCAAAGTAGTAAGCATTTATGAAGCTGAACGCTTTCTAAAGGAAAGTGCCGGAAGAAAGTTTGATCAAATTCTTAAAGAAGCAAAGATGCGTAAGAATCTTGGAAGTGTTTCAAATGTTGTAAATCTAAAGGAGGCATAAAACATGAAACGATCAATTAAAGATACATTCATCGTCACAGCACTATTGATTTTTGTAGTAGCATTTACAGCAATTCATGTAGTAGCAGGATTAGTTTTAGTATTTCTATGGTCTTTCGCAAATATTGTCTACGACATGGCTGCAAAAGACTATCAAGACAAAGAAAAAAGACTTGCTAGCCGTCCAAAGCAATAGCAAGTCACAAGAAATACTTTTGAAAATATCTTTGTCTCCATTTTAAAACAGAAAAGGGGAAATGACAATGCTTAACCCAAGAGAAATATTAGAATTGGACAGCTTTTTAGTTCGACTTCCCGACGAGGATGAATCTCCTTTCATTGAAGAAACAGAAATTACTGACTCTTTCGGAGATCAGATAGAAGATGAAGATGCAGTATTCGAACTTACTTTTACACTATATGAACCAGACTTTGAATTAGGGGAAATTGTATCTCAAGAAATCACACGAATTGTTACTCAGTTAAATATTGCTGATTGTATTGAAGAAAATGAATCGAAAAGTTTAAAGCATATTGAGTTTGTTGGATTTGGAAAACAATACAAAGAAATGGAGAAAACAAAATGACATACGATTTAGCGAACGAATTTAGTTCTCAACAAAATAACAGTGTTATGGCGCAATCTAGTTCAAGCAGAGAGATTGAAGAAGTAAAAGGACAGATTTTTATGGCAAAACAGTTCCCGAGAAATCCTTTTGATGCAGAACGACGGATTTTAGATGCATGCAAACGCCAATCTCTAGCAAAAACAGCTGTCTATAACTATCCCCGTGGAGGTCAAATGATCAGTGGTCCATCGATTCGATTAGCAGAAGTAATTGCTCAAAACTGGGGGAATTTATCCTTTGGAATTAAAGAACTGCAACAATTGCCTGGAGAATCGATTGCTATGGCTTATGCATGGGATCTTGAAACGAACACACGGCAAGAGAAAGTATTCACGGTAAAACATGAACGCCACACCAAAAAAGGAGTTACTTTCTTAAAGGATCCAAGAGATATTTATGAGTTAGTAGCTAACAACGGTGCACGGCGTGTGCGAGCTTGTATTTTAGGAGTTATTCCCGGAGATATTATTGAAGCCGCAGTTGAAGAATGCAATAAAACGATGGCTGGCGCAAATGATAAGCCGCTGAAAGAACGACTGGATCAAATGTTCAGATTGTTTAAAGAAAAGCTTGACGTTACACAAGAAATGATTGAAGCAAGATTTGGCTATAAAGCAACTGCTTTTACTGAAAAAAATGGTGTGGATTTAGCAAATATCTATAATTCAATCAAAGATGGCATGAGTAAAGTAGAAGATTGGTTTGAGGTTCCGACCGCCGAAAAGAAAGAATCCTCGAAACTAGAACAAGAATTTTCTCAAACAAAGAAAGATCCTTTGAAAGAAGCGAAGGTGACGGATACCGATGGACTTAAACAAGAAGAACTATTATAGCAATGAAGCTGACTGGCAGTATATGTCAGTCAGCCAATTCAAATCATTTCAAGAATGCGAAGCAGCGACTTTGGCAAAATTAAAAGAAGAATGGTCGCCAGAGAGTGATCCTACGGCTTTACTAGTTGGAAACTATGTCCATTCCTATTTTGAGTCTCCTGAGGCACATCAAGAATTTATACAAGAGAATGCAAGTGCTATTTATAAAAAGAATGGATCAGAACGGGCAGAGTTTGCTCAGGCGATCAATAGGATTGAAACCTTAGAATATGATGATTTTTTTCGTTTTGTCTATCAAGGCGAGAAAGAACTGATTCTAACAGGAACGCTATTTGATACGGAATGGAAAGCCAGAATTGATTGTTTCAATTTAGAGAAAGGTTATCTTGTTGATTTAAAAACGACTCGGAGTCTTTCTCAGAGATACTGGTCACAAAAATATAGTGGCTACGTTTCGTTTGTTGAGCAATATGGCTATATTCTACAAATGGCTGTTTATAAAAACTTACTCGAACAAACCTATAACAGGGAAATTACACCTTATATCTTTGCAGTAACAAAAGAGTCGCCTCCTGATATTGCTGGTATCAGTATTTATCTTGGACGCTTTGATTTTGAACTTCGATTATTGGAACAAGAATTACCTCATATCTTACGAGTGAAAAATGGAGAAGAAGCGCCGAAAATGTGCGGGAAATGTGAATACTGTCGCCAACATAAGTCTTTAACAGGATTTTTAGAAGTAGGCGATTTAATAGATATGTAGAAAGGAGGAACAACCTTGGATTACATCAGACAGATTAATGCCTTCGAGAATTGGAATGAGTATAACGAACTCGGGCCTGGGGCACAGTTGCTTTGGTACAAATTAATGCGAGTAGCAAACCTGAGCGGTTGGCAGAATGAACTATCTATTTCCAATACAAGGCTACAATCAATGACTAAGTCATCTGAGAAGACACTGATTAATAACCGTAATCAGTTAATCCAAAGCGGACTCCTTCAATATAAAAAAAGAGGACGTACAAAAGCAGGTATTTACATTCTTATCGATCTAACTACTGGAATAGCTCCAGTAAGTAAAGCATCTACTGGAACTATTCCTGTAAATACTTCAGCAGATTGTTCAGTAGATACTACAGTAAAAACTTCAGTAGTTTCTTCAGTAGATACTTCAGCTTATATAAACAAAACTAAACTAAAAGAAACTAAACAAAATAATATTATTGATATTGATAAGCAAAAGATTCGTGATGCTTACGCACAAAAGATAATTCCGATGGATCGACCAGAACAAGTTGATCGAGTCGAAAGTTTTGTGGAGGAAGAATTCGATCTTGATGTTGTGTTATTCGCTATTGACTATGCAGCAAGCGAAAGAAAAAGATCTGCAAACTATATTGTTAAGCTGCTCAATGATTGGAAAAGGTCAGGTGTAAAAACTGTTGAAGATGCAAAAATAGCAGTCGAAAATTTCAAGCAGTCATTTCTTCAATCTAAACAATCTTACAACAATAAGCCAATCCGTACAGAGCCTATCCCAGAATGGCTCAACGATCCAGAAGGATATAACGCTCAAAAGGAAGCTGAGATCATGGACCGACTACGAAAAGAAGCGGGGGATGATCCATTTGGAAATTGATCAATTAAACCGAATCACTGTAATTAAGCAAATCTACGCTGCATTAGACCCTAGTCACAAGAACTTGATGGAAAACGTTAAGCGAATCCTCGACAGCAATCAGCCAGAAGAGGTCCGCTTTCGAATCTTCATGGTAATGTATCGTCACACTCGAATCAGCTTGGGAAAAGTATCGAAGACGCACTATGGCGAGTTTCTCACTGCCGGAACCACTGAATCAATGTGGCAAGAAGCCAAGTTGCTATATCTAGGACTGATGGCAAGAGAAGGTGCGGCAGTATGAGAGCAACTAAACTATCCAATAAACCAAAATATAGCAATCGAAAAACTGTTGTCAATGGCATTAAATTCGATAGTGTTGCTGAAGCACGATACCTTCCATTCGCTGCTAAATATGTGGAAACCAATGGTTTTGAACTTCGATTACAAGAAAAATTCGAGCTTCAACCCAAATTTCGCATAGGGAATAAAACCATACGCTCAATCACTTATACTCCGGATTTCACATTTTGGGATGGTAGCAAATTGGTTCAAGCGGTGGATGTTAAAGGAGTTCAAACTGAGGCATTCAAAATAAAAGCTAAATTATTTTGCTTTAGATATCAAATCGAATTGATATTGGCTAAATATGACCGAAAAACTGGACTATTTATCGAAAGTAAGTTTTAGGAGGAAAAACCATGAGAATACAAGACACTTTTGTCATTCATCCGGAAGGACGTCGCTTTGAGATTCAACCGAAGGTCAGACCAGCAAAAACAAAAGTAAAAGTCGGCAAGATCTACAACTGTGCCATCGAAGGGTTTTCGGGATTGGTTAGAACTGAATGCCTGAAAATTTATGAGAAATCGGCACATGTGAGAATTATTGTCTGTCACAAAGAACAGGACGAGTGGCGGCAAAAAGTTCTTGGTGATCAAACTGTGGTAAAGCTGAAAAATATGGTTTTGGCTAAATAAGGGGTTTGTAATCGAAAGAAATAGCAAACTAGGAAAGGTGGGAGGATATGGCGTTATCAGCGGACTTTCAAGATTTGACTGTTGTCAATAATCATGCCAACGACACGCATACAATGTTTGCGGATATTGGTACAGGTTTCATTTATTTTACAACGGTGGATCAGCAAAATGTTATGCAGCACGATATTTCTATGACTTTTGAGGAATGGGAACTTTTTAAGCAAATAATTGATATGGGCATAGCAAAAGAAAGATGTAAGTGACAGATATTACCAACTGAGAGAGGTGTTTGAGATTGAAAACTGAAAGTTGTCACAAGGAGTTTTTAGAAGTGTTAAAGAACAGAAAGTCAGAATGCATAGCAAAAATAAAAGAGCTAGAACAAGAAGCTAGGTCTTATGCAGATGATGAAAATCAAGAGCTGTATTACAATCTGGCGAATGTTTGGCGTACGAAGGTTGATACTCTCAATTTCGCAATTTGGAATTTTGAGGAGATTATTCTACGCAGTACGTAGTCAACTATCCACCAAAATTGTGGAAATAAAAAAACTACCCTAAAAGAGTAGCAACAGATTCATCAATTATTTTTTTTGGAATCGGAAATTCCGTGTTTAACTGCCAATCTGATGATTCCATAAAGCATAAATCCTATAAAAATATACCAAATAAAAGCTAAAAAAGTTCCCAAAGCAATACCTCCTTTTAGGTATTGTAACATATTTTATATTTTACCAAGTCAGTTATCCGACGAAATAGAAAACTGAATTTGTGGCCTTCAGAAATGAGGGTCACAAGAAAGCGAGGAATGAACGTGAGTGAAGAAAATAGTATTACATCAAAGACAATAGGCAAGATATTTCAGGAATCCGCTTGGAATATTGAACCAACAATCACCATTCTTGGAGTGACATATACCGCTAAAGAATTCAATAAAGCTGTTGAAATGTTAAAGCAACCGCAACTCAACGAGAATCAGCAGAGCTTAATCACCTGGATGCAAGATAACGAATGCGAAACTAATGATCCACTAGAATCAATATCCGACTTATTTTTGGAAGCTGAGGCATCTTCCTGGGAAACTTGCTTATCAGCGGCTTATAAGAGTTTAACCAATCGGGAAAAGGCGGAAATGGTGCAAGAGTATTTAAAACAGTATTTGGAACAGGAGGAAGAGTGATGGTGCAAGTAGAAGTTCTAAAGTTCATAGGATTTGTAACGGAAATATCACCGAAGGTATTCATCAATCGAAGAAATGAACTAATCTTAGTCCCAACCAAGAATATTTATTTTAACTTAAACGGCGTAGAGTCAAAAAGAGACATAACAGTAAAGATATTTCATTGGCTATCAAGACCAGCGCATAAAGGGGTGGGCAGTTATTGGGAAACCCGTATCAGAGCAATCATCAATAACTACTTACAATCTGACTTTAACCGAGATGATTTTGATTTAATCTACACAAAATTGGGGAATGCAATAAATCCAGAATTAACAGAAAAATTCATTGACTCGGATTATGATCTCAAAGTACTGGAGGAAGAGTGATGAAACTATTTATTTGGCACGGAGATGGCGTTTTGGAAGATTGGTCTAGTGGACAAATCACATGCATAGCAAAAGATTTGCCAACTGCTTTACAAATAATTGATGAGGAAATGGGATACGAAAGCGATTCTTTCCCAAGAGAAGAACCAACGGAAGTAATAGACTTGGGCATTGAGGAAGTTCAACAACGAGCATGGGTAACGTACGGCGGTGGTTAAGTCCGCAATCGTCAGCGATAGCAAACAGGAGGGATAAGATGACCAGAAAAATAAGAGTTGATATTGAAACCACGTGGTCTGGTGTTAGTGAAGTTGAATATTTTGAAGTGGAAGATGATGCGACTGAAGAAGATATCGCAGAAGAAGCGCATGAAATTTTCCAACAATACTGCAATTACGGTTGGTCAGAGGTTGAACAGGATCAATCCGATGAATCGTAAAACTATCCTTGTATTATTAATAGCAGCGATCTCAGCAAAAAGTTGGCTATCCTATACAATTGTGGATAAACAGAAGCAGATTGAACAACTTCAAGAGCAACTGCAACACGAGCAATTCAAATACAAAATGTTATATCGTGATCCAATGGTAAAAAAAGCAATCGAGAGTGGAGGATAAGAATGACAGTTGCAGTGTTAGGGTTTACAGGATTCGTGTTATTAATGATTGCTGCAGTCGTTGTAGGAAAGAAGATGGACGAGAGAGAAGGCAAATAAAAAAGCATTAAGCAGCCGCCCAATGCCCCTACAATAATGATTTTGCACCCGCCAAGGTAATTTCATTATACCAAATAAAGGGGCGATTGAGCAATGATGCTATTAAGAGAGATAGATTTTCGTAGGACTAGGCAGAATGCAAAAAGCATTTTGAGAAATTATCGTCGGTTGGAGCGGATTGCTGGTCGATCTAAGATTGATGTCCGCTCACCGATCATCACTGATATGCCTAAAACACCAAGTAACGGCAACAAATCAGAAGATGCGATCATCCAGATGATGGATGCGGAGGCAGAAAGGGATGCTATTGTAGTAGCTCTTTTGGCGTTGGGAATAGATAGTCGCCAAGTTTTGTATTATTCGTATTGTACTGTTGATCGATACTCAAATGTTGGAATTGCTCAGCAAATGGGTTATTCGGTTAGGACAATCGAAGATTACAAAGCAACCGCCTTGATTGAATTTGCTGAAGCCTATCGAAAAGGAAAATTAATAGAATATTGCTGAATCGATGTGGTTTTTATGTGGAAATACTGCGGTTTTTACATGATTTTGCGTAGTATTATTGTAGTATCAACTATTGTAAATAACAGGGCGCACTCCTTTATGATGTGTTGGCAGACCTCCTTTCTGAATTTCATTTTCAGCGCCCTGTATTTAAACTAAGACGGCGACAAAAAAATTTACTATAGAATGGAGTTGAATTCACTCCTTTTCTTCATTCGCTAGCCGTCTTTTTCAGGAATTAGCTCAGTTTGGTAGAGCGTCAGATTTTTAATCTGAAGATCGTAGGTTCAAATCCTACATTCCTGATTGGGAGTTGTCGATTGGATTACTCACATGATCTTTGATACTTCCTACTAAGCAGTCCTTCGGGGCTGTTTTTTGTTATGGAATTTTTTGTTCTTTCTTGATATTCTGATATTAAGAGGGGTGAAAGAATGCAAGATGTTTTTTATAAACAGTTAGTAAAGGTAGAGAAAGATATAATGTATAAATTTTATGAGGAAAAACGAATTGAATTTGGTTTGCATGATGGCGCTATATATGGTTTGATTATTGAATTTCGAAAGAAAAGTATGAGTGCATTATATTTATTGGAAAACAATTTGACATCTGGTGTCGGCAGTTTGATTCGATCATTATTTGAAATAACTATATACCTTGAGTTTATAGTTAAAAAAGACTCAGTGAATAGAGGAACAGCTTTTTGGTTGGATTATAAGTTAACACAGGCCAAATTGTTTTCGTTGCTAAAAGGCAATAGTAACGAAAGTAGAAAGACAAGGGAACTTTTACAAGTGAATTTAGATGATTTTCTAAGACATTCTGAGTCTTATTTCCCTGAAGAGAGTGTCGATAAATGGGAAAACCAATATGAAAAGTTACTTCCAAGGAAAGGTAGGAAACGAAGAAAATGGTATGATTTTGACGAAAAAACCAAAAATTTTTATGACCTATGTAAATCTATGGATAAAATTGGAGAATACAACACTATTTTTAGAATCTTTTCGCAGAATACTCATTCAAGTGACGTATCTAGGAATTTCAATATAGGAGAAAATTATTTAGAGATTGAGAGTCAGGTTGATGACAGAGAAGCGTTGACTAAGTTAGTACAAAGTTTAACATATTCTATTCTTAATAGCGCATTTAAATATTATGATCTTAAAGGCACGGAAAGAGCAGTGAGTTCTTCATTAAAACTATATTTTGACAATAATAAATAACCTTTTATTTCTAATAAAAAATTCAAGACACTGTTCTTGAGTTTTTTTTCTTTTTTATCTTTTATTTTCAAAACAAACACAGATTGCGAGGTGGTGGAAATGGATGGTTAAATTAACCGAAAAGCAACGTCGATTTGCGGACGAATACATCAAACTAGGAAACGCTACAGAAGCGGCTAGGTTGGCTGGATATTCGACTAAGACGGCTGCAGTAGTTGGCGCTGAAAACCTAACAAAACCTAATATAAAATTCTATATTGATAAGGTTCTTTCAGAAATGGCATCTAAGAGAGTTATGGATGCCACTGAAGCAATGGAGCTTTTGACCAGCATAGCTCGTGGGGAAATCGAAGAGATAGTCTACATCGGCACCGCAGATGGCGTGATTAAAGTGGAGAAACCACCGGATATTAATCAAAAGACTAATGCACTAAAAGAAATCTTGAAAAGGTATCCGATTGATAGAGAAGGCAAACAACGTCTATTGAAAGCTCAAGCTGATAAAGCCGTTGCTGAGGCTAAGATTATTGAAAATACGGCTGCTAAACTTGATGGTAGTGGTAAAGTTAACCAATTACTAAAAGCCTTGTTAGATGTTAAATCTGGAGGTGATGGTAGTGGCTCAACAGATCAAGTTCAGTCCTAAACAGATTGAAAATATCAATTTTGATTCTAGTTCTATTACAGTTGAATTAAACGAAGGAACTCCCAGAAGTGGAAAAACAACATCCGATATATTTAAAATGGCAGATTTCTATTTAAGAAGTCCTGATATGAATCATCTTGTGACTGCATATAACCAGGAACAAGCTTATAGGATGTTTATGGATGGCGATGGATTAGGTCTTGTGCATATCTTTGATGGCTGCTCTAGTATTCGTCATGATGAACACGGAGATCATTTGCTACTTCAAACTCCTATCGGAGAAAAGAAGATTTACTATAAAGGTGGAGGGAAGGTTAATAGCGTTGGGGCGATAACAGGGATGTCTCTTGGGTCAGTTGTTTATCTTGAATTCAATTTGCTAAATTTAGCATTTATAAGGGAATCGTTTAGACGGACCTTCGATGCAAAGTGGCGGTACCATCTTGCTGAACAAAATCCACCGGCTCCAAATCATCCGAATCTTGAAGAACTCGAAAGATTTGAAAAATCCGGACGTTTCTTCTTTAGACACTGGACACCTAATGATAATCCGATATTAACTGAGCAACGTAAAAACGAGTTGAAAAATGAGTTATCAGTTTCTGATTATTTGTTCAAGCGAGATTGGCTCGGACAAAGGGTGATGCCTGAAGGTGTGATTTACTCAATGTTTGATCGTGAGAAACACATTTCCAGTCAAATAAAAGGTAAAGTTGTAGAATGTTTCTTCACTGCTGATGGTGGTCAGTCTGATGCAACAACGTGTGCTTGCAATGTTATCACTTGGGATGAAGGCACTTATTACCTTTATCGAATGGCCAACTACTACCATAGTGGTGCAGATACAGGTGTAACTCTTGCGATGAGTGTCTATGCGACTAAAATTCAAGAGTTTGTAAACTGGTGTTATAAAGAGTGGAATTGGTTACCAAGATACAACTGGTTTTTTGTAGATCCGGCATGTAAATCCCTAAGGGAAGAACTCCATTTGCTAAATATCCAAACTACAAGAGCCGATAACAATTCCTCGGATAAAATTACGAGCAATGGAACCAAAATCGAAGTCGGAATAGAAAGAATGCAGAACGCCTTTTCTAAGGGCGTTTTTTTGTTGTATGACATCAACGGTATTTATGATCATTACAATTTTATCAAAGAGCTAGGAATGTACGTGAGAAATGACAATGGCACACCGGTTGATAAAAACAACCACGCGATGGATGAATGCCGGTATGCGATAAACTATTTCACTCGTAGATATTTGGTTTAGGAGGTGACAAATTGGGACTAATTCAGTCAATTAAAAGTTTATTTAGAAAGGGGGCTGAGGCTATCTTGCCAGTTCAAAGTCTTAACTCGGTCTTGGACCATCCGAAAATCAACTTAGAGTCAGAAGAATACAACAGAATCATTGAAAACCTTAGATACTATGAGGGCAAGCATGATGATATTCAATTTAAGAATAGCAACGGAAAGACAAAAAAACGCCCTTTTTCTAGCATTAACATGATGAAAAAAGTCGCCGGACAGTATGCAACAGTAGTTTTCAATGAGCAATGTGAGATTGAAGTAGATGGTGATGCAAAAGAGTTCATCGAAAAAGTATTCGAACACAACGATTTCAAGAAAAACTTTGCTAAGTATCTAGAGCCAATGTTTGCACTTGGTGGCCTAGCATGTAGACCGTATTTGGATAAGAAAACCAATCAAATTGAATTTTCTTGGGCGTTAGCAGATGCCTTTTATCCATTAGATAGTAATTCAAATAATATTAGTGAATGTGCTATTCCTTTCAGGACTATCCGAACAGAAGGCGGAAGACAGGTCTATTACACATTGTTGGAATTTCATGAATGGCAAGAAAATGGGATGTATACAATCACAAATGAGCTATATCGATCGGAGATGCCAGAAATAGTAGGATCGCAGGTCAATTTATCCTTGCTTTATGATGATCTAGAACCTCAGTCAACTTTCAATACAGGCGTATTGTCCAGACCGTTATTCGCATATCTAAAAACAAGTGGGTTTAATAATATTTCTCCATATTCTCAATTGGGGTTAGGTGTTTGTGATAACTGTAAGAAGACATTAGACCGCATTAACCGGACGTTTGACGAATTCAATGAGGAAATCAGACGAGGAAAGAGACGGATCGCTGCGAGTGAGATGCTTCTGAAAAGTCGTGTAGAGAATGGCCAGGTCAAAATGTACTTTGATGATGACGAAGACACTTTCCAAATTATACCTGGGGCCAATATGGATGATTACACAATCAAAGATCTAACCACTAGCATTCGGACAACGGAATACGTTGCTGCGATCAACCATCATCTGAGAACCTTGGAAATGGAAACAAATCTTTCTAGCGGAACATTTAGTTTCGATAGTTCTGGAAAGTTATCCACAAAAACTGCTACAGAAGTGGTCAGCGAGAACTCTCAAACTTATCAGACACGATCAATGCAAATCACCAATATCGAAAAGTTTGTTAAGGAACTGGTTATCACTGTTTGCGAGCTAGGTAAATCATTAAACGTCTACGATGGTTCAATCCCGTCATTTGATGATGTAGGTGTCAATTTTGATGATGGAGCATTTACATCTACGAGTGAAAAACTCACGTTTTATCAGCAACTGATAACGCTAGGTTATCCAGTTAATAAAGCTTTTGAGAAGATTTTGAATCTTCCAGAAGACGAAGCATTGGAACTTTATCAGTTAGGATTGCGACAAAGTGCGGATAAGTTATCCGGAATGATGTCTAATGCAGGTCTACCAGAGGAAATGGAGTGATTAAATGGCAATCACTCAACGACAACTAGACATTAAATCTGCTGCAATACAAGATTCTTACTTAACTCTTGAAGAAGAAATTATGCAGCTAGTTGTTGATCGATTAAAGATTAAAACTAATGCAGAACTCTCCAAGGATACTGTTTTTCAGTGGTATCTTGAAAAATTGGATCAACTGGGGCTACTTAACTGGGAGACAATCAATGAGTTGGTTGAGGAAACCAACGGTGTTACCAAGAATGAGCTAGCCGATATTGTTACAAAAGAAGGCTACAAGAAGAATCTGCAAGAAAACAAGAAACTTGCTAATTTGGCCAAAACACCCGTTAAAGAATGGACTAACTTGGATCAAATACTCAACCAATATTTCGAAAGTCAATGGTTAGATTTTGAGAATCATATCAATCAGACACTTTTGTCTACCAATTATCAAGTAAACTCAATTGCAAAGATGTATCAGCAAGTTCTGAATGATACGGTCGCAAGAATCATCGGGGGTCTGGTAACGCCACAGAAAGCTTTTAGAAGGGCAATCTATGAAATGGTTCAAAAAGGGATTGATGTCAGTCTAAAAGACAAGTCAGGGAAGTCGTGGACGCTTGAGGCGTATGTACGTACCGTGATCAAATCAACAACAGGCACTGTACTTAATGATTTGAGACTCGAAAGAGGTATAAACGAATATGGAATAGTTACAGCTCTTATGAGTCATCATCCGACAGCTCGTGATGCTTGTAGCAAGATCCAGGGTAAATATGTTCTGATGGTTCCTAAAGCTCAAGCACCTGCAGAATACCGTCACTTACCTAGCGTATACGACTATGGTTGGAAGACACCTGCCGGATGTAACGGTATTAATTGTAATCATCGTTGGTATTCTCAACTACCTATGGAAGATACTGGCATGACTGATCCTGTGAACCCAGAAATTGCTCAACAAAACGCTAAAATTGTTGCTAAACAACGAAGATTAGAGCGATCAATTAGAATGGCTAAGAAATCTCTCAAGGCTTCCGAATGGTTAGGCGATCTAGAAGACATCGAACACTTTAAATCGATTGTACGAGCAAGACAAGCTGTCCTGCGACAATTTATTGAAGACAACAAAACTCTTTTACATCGATCATATGATCGGGAACAAGTTTATTCATAATCCATATCCAAAAGTCTAGTATTGCTGGGCTTTTTTGTTTTGCTTTAGACCTGCTCGGATGTCTCTAAAAGACGGACTCGAAGCGGGAGTTGCCGCTCTAAAAACACTTAGGAGGAATATTGATGAAAAAAGAAGACTTAATCGCTTTAGGAATTGACGAAGATACGGCTAAAAATGTGATGGCTTTGCACGGTAAGACAGTAACGCAACTTAATGCGCAAGTAGCTACCGCAGAAAGTGAGCGTGACAGTGCGAAACAGGAACTGCAAGCCAACCAAGCTGAATTAGACACGTTGAAAGAATCAGCAAAAGGTAATGAAGATCTCGAAAAGCAACTTGCTGACTTACAAACAAAGTTTGACGAATCAAAAACCAATTCCGAAAAGCAATTTGCTGAACAACAGAAAGATTTTGCTATCAAATTGGCGCTTAAAGAAGCACAGGCGCTTGATGAGGACATTGTCCTTACTCAATTAGACAAGGACACGATTAAAGTCGTTGATGGCAAATTACAAGGATTTGATGAACAACTAAAATCCCTACAAGAAAGCAAAGCATTCTTATTTCAGCAACAAGAACAAAACGAGGATAAACCAACTCCTACGATCTTTGCTGGGGGCATTCCTAAAGGAGCTGGCAGCAATGAAAAAACGATGGTACAAAAAATTCAAGAAAGATTAGGTGAATAAATATGGCTTTAGTATTAGACAGTAAAGACTTAGCAACTATTGATAAGGAATTCCGTGCCGATTCTCAAGTTTGGGATGTTCTGACCCAAGGAGCAAAGAGCATCACTGCGGCTGACTTTGTCGGAGTAAATGAAGTCCGAATTAATAAAATGAGTGGATTTGTGGAAGCAACACAATATAAACGTAATCAAGACAATGCTAGAAGTGCAGTTAGCATTGAGAAGGAAACGATCAAACTTACTCATGAAGACTGGTTTGCATATGATGTAGATCAGTTAGATCAATCTGAGAGTGCAGCTTTGACAATTAACAATGTTGTAACTGAACATAAACGATTGATTACCGTTCCTCATCGTGACAAAGTGGCTATTCAAGTTATGTTTGACAATGCAGGTAAAAAAATCAATGAAACTTTGACTTCGAAAAATATTCTCACTGCATATGACGCTGCAGAAGAATACATGACAGACAATGAAGTTCCTGGCGGATATGTGATGTTTGTTTCAGCAGCTACTTATCGATTATTGAAAAATGCTGATGGAGTCAGCAAAACTTTCTCCACAAATCAAATGCAGATTAACGGAATCAATCGTACGGTTGCTCAAATTGACGGTGGTGTGCCAATTATCAAAGTTGCAAAAGGCCGTATGTCTGGTTTGACAATTGAAGATACTGTAAACTTTATCATTACACCACTAACAGCAATTGCTCCAATCGTTAAATTTGGTACGGTTGACACTGTTCCGGCTAGTCAAGATCGCAATGGCTACCGTGATACAATTAAAGGTTTGGACTATTACGATGCGATTGTATTTGATAATGCTAAAAAAGCAATTTATGTATCTTACGTCCCAAAAGCGTAGCCCCATCAGGAGTGACGTTAGATCAAACGACGTTATCTCTTGAAGTTGGGGGCACAGCGACGTTGAAAGCTACCGTTTCGCCTGCAGAATCAAGTGACAAATCAGTTCAATTTAGTTCCAGCGATACGGCAATTGCGACTGTCACTCCTGTACAAGGGAAAGTAACAGCGGTAGCGGCTGGATCTGCAACGATCACAGCAACAACAGTAAATGGCAAAACTGCAACTTGCCAAGTTACCGTGACGGAGGGAGCTTAATAAGCTCTCTTTTTTGGAAGGAGGGACTTATGGCTTACTTGACTTATACGGAATACAATGAAATCGGATATACATCAATGACTGAAGACGAGTTCGATGAGTTAGTCAACAAAGCTTGTGATCTTGTTGATGTACAAACAAGAAATTTTTATCAGTTCAACGATCTAGAATCTGACATTGACTTTCGCAAATCGAAATTCAAAAAGGCAGTTGCAGCTCAAATAGAATATATGTATCAAGCGAATGCTACTTCGACACTTGAGATCAACAGTCCTCAAAGCTGGTCAGTAGATGGTATGAGCGTAACTGAAGCTAGCAGATACAATAATACAGGAGCAAACGAGTCGCCCTCTATTATGTCCGACGATGCTATCTTACTTCTATCCGGCACGGGATTGCTGTTTAGGGGGCTAGGGTAATGGGTTATTATCGTTTACCACCAAAAAAAGCGTTCTGTCACACGATAACCTATAAGGAAGTAATCGGAGAAGATGATTGGCAAAATCCTATTACCAAAGATTGGACGGTTGAAAACTGTTGGTTTAACTTTGCTTCAAAGTTTACTCGTTCAGGAATAAACTCTACTGATGATGCTCCAAACGCTTCTATCACCATGACAGATCGCTACTGTGGACCGCTACCAGATTTCAAAGTAGAAACAAAAATTGAGTTCAAAGGTGATGAGTTTACAATTATTACTTCTAAACCGTTGATTTTAAATGGACAGTCCATTGGTTGGCGACTGGAGGTAGTCTGATGTCTGGTATCAAAGTTGATTTAAGTGGAGTTAGGAAAAAGTTGTCAACTGAAAATTTTGAGCGTGGTCAGTTCAATATGGCATCAAGGATGCATTCAACGATGAACGAAAACTTTGTCCCTGAAAAAGACGGCGATCTTCGTAAAATGAGTAATGTCGCTCCAGATGGTAGTCAGATTGAATGGATTTCCGTATACACTAGGCGCCAATTCTATGCGCCGGGCGGTTGGAAGTACACGACTCCAGGAACCGGACCAAGATGGGATCTAAAAGCAGAAGCAATCTTTATGAGCGACTGGATAAAAGCATTTAAGAAAGGAGCCGGGTTGTAGTGGACTTTATAGAACGCTTAAATCAATCAGTGAACACTATTCCGAGCCTGCCACTCAAATGTGTTCTGGGTTATTTACCACCAAAGGATGAAGCTTTTGTTTTGTACCCGTTAGCAGGTGGCCAAGTGACCCAAGAATTCTTTGACGGTACAAAAGATCAAGAGTTGAACTTTGAATTTGCAATGAAGTCACAAGATCAGCAGAAAATAAGTAATGCACTTTGGCTTGTACAAAATTATCTAGAAGAGCTGTCGGAGCTAAATAGTTCTGATGGCTCTTTTGATTTCGACTCTATTAGCATTACAAACAAACCATTCATCAATCAACTGGATGAAACAGGAACCTATATCTTTTTGGTTGATATAAAAGCAAAAATCACAACTTATCCTAAGGGGGAAACAAACTGATGGCAAGAAAAAAGAACGCCCTACGGCAACATTTTGTTGCTGACTATGATGCAACGAAACCTGATACTAAACCATTGGAAGATGCCTACAAGAAATTTGGGCGTTACGTAACAACTATCGAAGACGATGGCGATATCCAATCGGAAGATTATTCAGATTATGACGGTGATGGATCTGTTTCTACAGATGTTACTGGTGTAACTGAAAAATGGAATTTTTCTGGTTATTGGGATCCGGAGCAAGAAGCTCAACAACTTGTCAAAAAGAAGAAACGTGCTAAAGGTGATGATCGGAAAGTTTGGCATAAGATCATTGAAACAGACGAAACGACAATTGAAGGCGTTGGAACTCTTAGCGAGAAGATCGTAGTCGGTTCTGGTGAAGCTTCTGATTGGGAACCTTTCAGCTGTGCTATCACTTATGACAAAACACCAGAAGTAACGGAACCAACACCCTAATGCTCCCCGGAAGGTAACCGGGGAAATTAAAGAAGAGGGATCTATTTCTCTTAGCTGGGATGCTATAGATGATGCACAAAGTTATATTGTTCATTACGGCAATGCTAATCAGTCAGAACCAACACAAGCTGTCAATATGGGTTATACAGAAACAAACTCATGGACTTTAGCGACTGGAGATGTGCCAACATTGGCAGCTGGAGATAAGATTTATCTCTATGTTCAGACGTACAGAGAAAAAGGTGTAGGCGCAACGGATGTTGAGAAAGCTCGTTATCTACATGATGGGCCTTATACCGGTTCAGCTTGGTCAACGCCAACAATTTTAACTAAAGACTAAAAGGGAGGGCTTATTGCCCTCTTTTTTTATTAGGAGGAAACAAAAATGCAATTTGAAATTAAACGTTCTGGATTTCCTATAAACATCGGAGGAATTGAGTTTTTCTTTGGAACAACAGTCGAGGAATTAACACGCTTTTTCGATGTTCAAGACGAAGTCGAAGAAAAGATTGCGCCATTGGTGAAAAAGCGAGAAAAATTAGTGATCGATCAAGAAAATATTACTAAAAGTGATGCTGAAAGTCTTATTGAGATCTCTAATGAACTTAATGCTATTCAATATGATGCATTATTAGGCGAAGGTTCATATGAAAAAATCTATTCGAAACACAACGATGTACTTCTGCTATTCGATTTGTTTGATCCAATCGCTGAGAACGTTGCTGAAGCAATTGAAAACGATGCGAAAGATCGTGAAGACAAATTAGCACAACGCAAAGCAAATATGCTGAAGAAGAAAGCTCTTAAAAACAAAAAGAAGAAAAAGTAGGTGATTTAGATGCGGTTGAATGACCCATTGACCACTGAAATTGAGTTTGAAGGTATTACGTATCCACTAGATCTGGCTTTTGATAATGTCTTGGATGTTTTAGATGCAATCTCTGATAAGTCGTTGATGGTTTGGGAAAAGGTTGATTTGGCGCTCAATCTCCTTGTAGGCGAATCTAATCTTACCTTCAAGAAACAAATGGAGCTTTGGGAGTTGATTTTGAATCGGCATATTCAGATCGGAAGTCAAGAGAAAGTGATTTATGACTTAGAAGGCAATCCTATGCCAACGCCTAAATCTTCTGATGAAAAAAAGAGTATGGACTTGGTCCAAGATGCTAAGTACATATATGCCTCCTTCCGTCAAATCGGCATTAATCTTTTTGAAGAACAAGGGAAAATGCATTGGGAAGAATTTCAAGCTATCCTAGAAAGCCTTCCTGATGACACAATTCTTCCAAAAATTGTTCAAATCCGTAACTGGTCGCCTAGTAAAGGCGAAAGCGAAAAGGAAAAAGAGCGCATGAGAGAACTGCAAGTCAAATACTCCTTAAATAGGGAGGTGAATGCTGATGGCTGATGGGAAAATTGTTATTGCTGTGGATGTTGATGGAAAACAGGTGTCTGTACTAAATAAGAATTTGGATCAATTGGAAGGAAAGTCTTCCAAAGCCGGAGCTTCCATAAAAAACATGGCTGTCAGCATGGGGCTTGTAAAAGTTGCCGGTGCAGCATTTAAAGTCCTAGCAAACTCTTTAGATAGTGCGATAAGTCGATTTGACACGATGCAAAAGTTTCCCAAAGTAATGAATGCACTAGGTTTTAGCGCAAAAGAATCACAAAAATCTATTGATAAACTATCCAATGGAATCGACGGTCTTCTTACTAAACTTGATGACGTTGTTGCAAGCACCCAGCAAATGACTGCTATCACAGGGGATTTGGATAAATCTACCGATACTGTTCTAGCCTTGAATAATGCTTTTCTCGCATCTGGAGCCTCTACAGAGGACGCTAGTCGAGGAATGCAACAATTTAATCAAATGTTATCAACAGGCACCGTTGACTTAGAAAGTTGGAAAACTCTTCAAGAAACGATGCCTTTAGCTTTGCAAAAGACCGCTGAAGCTATGGGATTTGTTGGCAAGTCTGCTCAACGAGATTTATATGCAGCTTTGAAAGATGGAACTGTAACATTTGACCAATTCAATGACAAGCTTATTGAGCTCGGAACTGGCACTGGAATGCTTGCTGACCTTGCCAAAGAAAATAGTTTAGGGATTGCTACTTCTTTTGGAAATTTGAGCAATGCTGTAGCCAAGGGTGTAGCCAATGTAATTACTAAGTTAGATGAGTTGTCTCAGGTTTTGACAGGTAAAACAATTGCTCAAAACATAGATAGTGTTAAAGGTGTCATTAATAATGCATTCTCAGCAGTCACCGACTCTATACAAATCGTTATCGATAATTCAGATCAGCTGGTATCTGCTATTGGCGTTTTGAAAGACACAGCTGAAATAACTGCCCCCTTTTTAGTGGCACTTGCTGGAGCAATGCTTTCATTAGAAATTGCTTCTGCAGTATCTACTGCGATTAATTTTCTAACTGCCGCGATAACTGGTCTAAAAATAGCATCGATGACACTGAGTAATTTAGGACTTGCCGGAACAATTAAAATGTTAGCTGGTTTTATGAGTCCTGTTAGCTGGATAATAGCAGCAATTGGTGCGTTAGTAGCATTATTCGTATACTTTTACAAAACAAATGAAACCTTCCGAGAAGGAGTTAACAAAACTGTATCAGTCCTAAAAGAAGGTCTTTTCTCTGCTTTCAACTGGCTAAAAACTGTTTTAGCTGGTGTTTTACCAACGCTTCAAAAAGTAGCTTCAATAGTCGGTACGGCAATAGTCAATGGATTCAATAAAATGGTAGTTGTTGGTTCGGCAATTCTATCCGTCGTTGTTCCAGCCCTACAACGATTCGCAAGTGCTGCAAAGGAAGTTTTGTCTTCCGGATTGGAAAAAATGGGTTCAATTTTATCCACAATCGGCAATATTCTTTCGGGCGCTTTTTCCTCTGGCATACAACTAGCAGGCGATTTGTTAGAACGTTTAGGTGGTTCTTTTGGGAAAATCGGCGGTGTAGTAAGTATTGTGATTAGCGTGCTGACGAAACTGGCACTTGTTGCTTTGGGATTAACAGGTCCATGGGGGACTTTGATTTCCTTAGTCTTATCTTTTGTAGCAGCGTGGGTTAAAACAGGAGACCTCTCGGCAGATGGAATCACTCAAGTTTTTGATAACTTGCAGTCAACAATCACAAACGTTGCTGGTTTTATAAGTACCAACTTACCCAAATTCGTGCAGCTTGCAACAGATCTTATCACCGGATTTTTGAACGGATTGACTGCAGCTTTACCAGGAATTGTTTCTGTTGCTACAGAAATCATTCAAACTCTGGTTAATGCTATAACTACAGTTTTGCCTCAAATTATTTCATTAGCGACGCAAGTGATCACTACTTTAGTTCAAGGGTTAGCAATGGCATTGCCAGCGTTGATGATTGTAGCTTCTCAAATAATTGTCCAGCTTATTACGGCTATAGCTGATGTCTTACCACAATTGGTAGAAGTTGGTGTCTCTGTCCTTAAAGCCCTAATAGAAGGGATAACGAGTGCGCTACCAGTCATTATCAAAGCGGCAATAGGCATCTTGAATGCACTAATTGATACTCTTTTATCAGTTTTGCCAATGCTGCTCGATGTTGGTCTGCAAATTATCACTACTTTGTTAGACGCAATTATTTCGGCACTCCCTGCGTTGACGGAAGCAGCAACAACGATTGTCACTGGATTACTGACGGCCTTTATAACAGCTTTACCAATGCTTATCGCTGTTGGGGTACAAATATTAATGGCACTGATCCAAGGGCTGTTATCAATACTTCCAACATTACTAATGGCTGTCTTACAAATTATTATGGCACTTGTGACAGCGTTGATTGCGGCATTGCCACAAATCATTGAAGCCGGAATTCAATTATTAATGGCGCTGATCCAAGGTATTTTGTCAATCTTACCACAACTGATCAATGCGGCTATTCAAATCATTACGGCCTTATTAGGGGCTCTTATCGAAGCCTTACCGCAACTGATTGATGCTGGTGTTCAACTGTTGCTAGGATTAGTTGCTGGTGTCATATCGGTACTTCCACAGTTAGTTGCAGCTGCTTTGCAACTGATTGTAGCTCTTTTAGGTGCATTGATTGGTGCGGTTCCTCAGCTGCTATCTGCAGGTGTTAAGCTAATTGGAGCTCTAATAAGTGGGGTTTTAAGCTTGCTAGGACAGTTATTATCTGCTGGAGGCAAGTTAATTAGTGGGTTACTTTCTACAATTTTAGGATTCTTAGGAGACTTATTGTCAGCAGGTGGCAAGTTAATCGCAAGTCTCGTATCCGGAATAGGTGGAGCGATTGGCGGTGTATTCTCTGCAGCAGGAGATATTGCAAGTGCAGTTATCGACACTATTTCAGGAATTGACTTATTCGGTGCTGGTAAAGCTATTATCGATGGCTTTTTAGGTGGCTTAAAATCAGCTTATGAAAACGTCAAAAGTTTTGTTAGAGGAATTGCGGACTGGATTGCAGAACACAAAGGGCCTATTAGTTATGATAGACGTTTGTTAATTCCAGCCGGTAAAGCTATCATGGGCGGATTTGATGAGAGCTTGCAGTCGAACTTCAAAAATGTACAACGTACAGTAAGTGGTATGGCTGACCGATTAAATTCAAGTTTTAATTTGACTCCAGAAATGGCTTTAGGCGTTGGGAATATCGGCACAGCAAGTCTAGGATCATCTATTGCGAACAATTCAACAAGCACTTCGACTGTAATCAACAATCAAGGGCTATTAGAAGGTGCTATCTTCCAAGTTAGAGAAGAAGCAGATGTTCAGAAAATAGCAAAAGAGATCAATGATTTAACCACAAAAGAAGCTGGAAATAAAGGATTTAGGAGGATGAGATAGTATGATTACATTAATAGACGGCACAAAATCAATTAGACTTGAAGAGTTTGATATGCGTCCTTTGCGTAATCATACACGTCCTCGCTCTGGTAAGATCACCCATCGTACTCAACACATTGATGGTCGAATGGGCGATTGGTACTTTGGTGCTGAGATAGGACCGAAAACTTATGGGCTTCAAGCAAACACATTGATTCAAAAGTGGGACAATTTAGAAGAGCGGTTAGATCAACTATCTGCTTTTTTATTTGATTCCAAGGGACATCCTAAGCTTTTGAAGTGCAAGTGGGATAATACAGAAAAGTTTGCTTTCGTACGTCTTGCGGAAGCTATAACTCCTGATGTATCTACTATTCTTGAAAAAATTCCTATTCAGTTTATAAATTATGATTCTAATGAATATGCTAAGTCAGATGCATACGATCTTGACCAACCTTTGAAATACGATGCTGGGAATGAGTATGGATCAAAAGCTTATCCTAACACTCAATCATTTGTTTGGAATATTGTTCCAAATCATTACGCTGGTATTGAAAACTATTCTTATCTTGATACACCTATGAAAATTACAATTAAAGGTACTATAAAGGGTGGATCGATAAAACATTTAGAGTCTGCTAAGTCAATTTCTTTTCCCGATGTAAGTAATGGAACAGTCATCATAGATACAGAAACATATAATATTTCTGTTAATGGCTCTGATAGTCTTGAATTTGATGGAGAATTTTTTGAAATGTCAAACGGCAGCAATGGATTTCAGTTTAGTGCTGAACAAGCGAACGCAACGGTTACTTTTGACTGGGTGCATAAATATATGTAAAAAATGCTTATACACAATTTTTATAGTGTATAAGCATACTTCCTTAGTATTAATAGAACTTAGCTTCTTGATCAATTATCACGGTATCGCCATCTCGAGTAAATTCACGATTTGTTCGAATTCTCCGTCCTCCTTGAGAAACTTCATCGCAGATTACCGTTCCGTTATCATAAGTATAGAATCTTTGAAAAATAAAGCTATCATTAACAACGAATTTGGATATTAATTTCCCAGGAACTTTAAAAGATAACCCTTGTGGATGTGTATCATCCAAGATAATAATATTTGATAGGTTAGTTTCTTCCATTAATAACCACCTCACTTTCTATAAGTCAATTATACCAGAATTTATTTTTAAGGAGTTGATAAAATGCCAATTCAACCAGTAAGCGGTGAGATAAAGGCTCAGCCGCTTAATGATAATTTTAGCTATCTAGACAGCAAAGCAAGCTCAATGATTGGTGGACCAAAAGAAACATTTACCAGTCTAAGTGCTTTAAACATTAAATATCCTAATGGATCAGGATCAGCTATGCTTGTTACTGATTCAAATGGAGCAAATGGATATTTATATACATGGAACGGAACTGCGTGGATAAAGGGTCCCTTGTATCAAGCACAGGGAATTGCAACTGGATCTGTTACTACTCAAAAATTAGACGAAGGGATCTTGAAAACTTATACAGCGGAGAAATTAATTTTTCGTTGGGGTTCAATGAACGCAAATGATGGTAGTCTTGTTGGTGTAAACAATATTGCAGTGACTTCAACACGAGCAATTAGTTATAGTTATGTATATAGCAAAGGCACCAAATTTAAATTAAATGATGTTGTAAATTATAAAGCATGGGTAAACATATTTCACGAAAACGGCTCTTGGAATAAATCAATTAGCTTAAATGCTATTGATGAATGGATCTTGGAAGAAAATTCTAAAATTTATCTTGTTGTTGCTATTGCTGGTGATACATCATTTAATGCGCAGACTCTCAACTTAATCCAAAAAGAAATATCAATAACGACACTAAAATCTGATTATGATACAAGATTTCCAGTAACAGCTAGACTATTATCAGGGTCAGAGTTAGATTGGTATTATCTAACTATTAATGCAGATACCGGAATCGCAACAGCAAGTAACACTAGACTTAGTTCTGACTATATCTATGTTCCTAAGGGGACCATAATTTATTCGGATACTCCGACATTAGGACAGTGGGCTGCTCATCTATATAATTTAGATAAGACCGTTCGTACAAAAGATAGTAAATTATTTGGAAATAGTTTTTTAGGATTGTTAATTGAAGAAGATTCTTATATTCGGATAGTCATTGCAAATCCAGACAATTCGACAATAGATGCTAGTAGTTCAATTTCTAAGCAGTTAGTTTCTATAAGAATTCCTTTTACAGTAGGTATCGCTAGATCTGAAAACATAACATCATCTGTAAATAATGTATCTTTACCTCTGAGCTTTTTCAATTTTATTTATGGTAGTGGTAATATTAACACTGGCGAATTAACGAATGGGGGGAACAACAGAATAAGGACTGCTCAAAGCTTCTATGTGAAAAAAGGAGTTACAGTTGAAATTGAATCTAATCAGCAATTTTCAATATATTTTTACGAGCTATCCTCTGGCGAATATATTAGAGATTATTCAGTATCTTTTCTTTCGGGTAGAACTAAATATTTCACACCAGATGATGGTTATATCGCAATAGTTATTGCAAATTATGATAATTCTCCGATTGAAGATATATCAGAGTTAGCAAGTAAAATAAGAATATTTTTGACAAATGATAACTATCTTTATCTAAAAGCTGATGACAGAGCAATAGCAAATATTACAGGAATAAAGGAAATAAGTTTACCTTTTGAATTTGGATCAAGCTTGACTTTTATAGGGGATGAATTATGGAAATTTAATCCGAGTGAAGATGATAATTCGGCTCAGTCACTTGCAAGTTCTTATATTATTGATTTTGAAAAGGAAGAGATTGTTCAAGTTAGAACCCTATTGATAAACTGGGGACACGTTAACACGCTTAATTATAGCGAATACAATGATTCAATTGTATTTTCTAACGGGAATATTGAAGATACAAATGAAAGAAGTAAAAAATTTTTTGTTTTGGAAAATTTTACTAGCAAGATGTCTAAATCAGCAATAGATATTAGTGAATGCATTGAATATAATGTCAGTTCCCTAAATATAGAAAATACCAAAGGGTTATCTGTTGCGTTACAACCTTGTTGGGGTGATTGCAATGACTATAGAAACAATATTATTTATTTGCTATGGAACGATGGTCATACAAAAAAAATATCTAAAATATTGCTTGGACAAGGTGCGAATGATTTAGGAAGTGGAAACTTTATTCCTCAAAAAGGGGATAATGAGTTTAATGGAACAATGAAGCTTATAACAACATATGACGGACATGATTATACGGACAAAGAATGTACGCAAGACGCTACTTATGCAAATGGATATATATTTGAAGGTATAGGGCATGATGGATTTTGGTATGACAAGATCAAACTAAATGAAGCTGAAAACACATTCTCCAAGTTATCTTTTCAAGAAAGACATTATTCGTCAGATGGGAACTTATACAATAGTGTCACGAATGGCGTTGCTGTAAGAGACGGTTTCCTATTTTCGACAGTTTATCATAGAGCTAATAGCGATAGTGAAGCCGATTATGTAAAGCTTGTTTCTCGAAAATTATTATGAGAAAGCGTATTAAAACAAATCCAGTTTTGGTATACTTCATCTGGAGGTGTTTTAATGAAAGGGGAAAGAATAGACTGGGTAGATAACTTAAAAGGAATAGGAATAATGTTGGTAGTTTGGGGGCACTTTTATCCTCCAATTCTTATAAAGAAATGGATATATAGCTTCCATATGCCGCTGTTTTTTTTCCTATCAGGATATTTAAGAAAACAAAGAAGCTTTAAAGATACTATGGCAATTAAAACAAAAACTTTGCTAATTCCTTATATAGTCATAGCGCTAATATCTTTTCCAATTGGTTTTATTAGAGATTATGCTTTTTCGATACAAACTTCTCTTGGAGAAAGAATTGGACAACTATTTTTTATAGATGGATCGGTTGGCTGGAATAGTCCAATATGGTTTTTATTAGTATTATATTTAGTTGAAATAGCATATTCCTTTATTGACAGCATTAAAGTCAATAAAAATCTTATATTAATAATTTCCTTTTTTGCTGGTTATGTAATTTATATGATGGGTATAGTTCTACCACTAGGTATTCATATAGTTTTATGGATGCTACCGTTTTATCATATTGGTTTTTTATTTAGAAAAAGTGATATTATCAATAGAGTCAGGAAGAAACAAAGCGTGTTTTTTGGCCTTTTATTTGTTTTAGCAAATATCATTATTACAACTTTTACTTCAAAAGAGGTTCCTGAAATATACCATAGTATCCTAAATAATTATTTTGTATATTATATAAACGCAGTGATTATGATCATTGGGTTGTGCCTTCTATTTAAATATTTTCGAAAAATAAACATACTAGAAACGTTCTCTAGAAATGCCTTGTTTATATTGGAAACTCATTATTTCATGTATTATGGATTTTTAGTAATAGATCGTTTCGTTGCTGGAAATAGATTGTTCTTGTACTCATTTATTCCATCAATTTTCATGACTTCATTTGTTTTGTTAGCTTATTATATTTATTTTAATTATTTAGATATTATCAAAACAAAAATTTCCGCTGTGAAAACTAACATTTCTGAAAAATTGTTTTAATTTAAAGAGGAGGGATTACTTGATAACAATATATAACTTAAATAAAAAGAAAACTGCTATCCTTCGAAATTTTTATAAAGTTTCATATGAAAAACCAGTCAACCAAATATGGTCGGCTGGTTTTTATTTGCCCGCAAATGATCCCGCAAGAAAGAAAATCGACCAGTTGCACTATGCTGAAATAAAGGATAAAGATGGAGAGTATATTGGTTTATTCCGCATCATGAATCGTACTACGACATTTAATTCAACGGATAAATATATTAAGTATGAATTATCTCATGTGTTATCGACTTTAATTGATTCAGCTATAGAGGGCTACAAACAGACAGGAAAAGCATGGACTACAACAAAAGTTATCAATTGGATTTTGTCCTTTCAAAAAGTAAAGAACTGGCAATTAGGGCGGTGCGACTTTGACCGCCTTTTTGAATACTCTTTTGAGAACCAAAATGGGCTTGCAGATGCGTTGTTTTCAGTGACTGAACCATTTTCAGAGGAGTATATGTGGACCTATGACACAACTACTTACCCCTGGACAATTAATCTTATCAAGCCGGATACTAAACCAGTCTGCCGGATTCGGGAAGGATGGAATCTAAAAGATCTTTCTGTAGAAGAAAACCCTTTAAAGGTTGTAAATAAAATTTACGCTTTAGGCAAAGGGGATGGAATCAATAACCTTAATTTCAAAAAAATAAATGGTGGAAAAAATTATGTGGAAGATCTTCAAAGCCAAAATGATTATGGATTGATTGAATATATTTGGAAAGATGAGCGGTTTACAAACGAGGAATCCTTACTAGCCTCGGCTACGGCAATGCTTGAAAAATTCAAACGACCGATAGTTACTTGGAAAACGACAGCAGTTGATCTAACGAAGTCAATCCCAAGCAAATCAACTATCAAAATTCCGTCAGTGGATAAATTAAGGTCTGGCCAGGTGGTACAGCTTTGGACAGAAATGTTCGGAGTTGTAAATCTAAGAATCGTCAATGAAAAAAAATCAGATATGTTTGGAGATCCGGGAAATATAGATTTGGAGATTGGATATATCGGGGAAACAGTGGCTACTACTCTTGCGGATCTTGAACGACAAATGGAAACAAATGGAAATATCTAAGCTTTCTAGTGTTGGGGCAACAAATAAAGATACGGTGACTTTTGCAGAGAATTGCGATGAAAACTTTCCTCTAAAAATCAATTTTTATTGTGAAGAGGAACTCAAAAGAATCAATAAAATATTGCTTACCTATCAGACAGAAAAATACAGGGCCTACAGTAAAGCTACTAAAGGTGGGGGTGCCATCGTATCTGGCGGAACAACAGCTGGGGGAGGTGCCTACGTGAGTGGATCGTCTACCCAAAGCGGTGGCGGAACTACTGTCGGAAGTACCTCGCAAAGCGGTGGAGGGGCAACAAGTAGCGCTAACGGAAGTCATAGACACGCCACTTTAAAGTATATATCTGATGTCTCTGGAGAAACTTCAGTTGGTTCACCACGTCTTTATGAAGCATATGGAACAGGATTTCGGCTTATTATCCCTTCTGTCTCAATGGCTGGTGATGTGACCACCTCTCAAGCAGCAGATGACCATACGCATACTGTTCCGGCACATACTCACAATTTCAGTGTCACTGTACCAGCTCACTCACATCAATTTAATATCAATATTCCAAATCATACTCATGATTTTAAGATAGATATTCCTGATCACACACACGAAATTGATTATGGTATTTGGGAAGATTCGAAAACTCCTTCAAAAGTAGAAGTGAATATTGATAATAAAGTGGTCACTACATTAACAGGTACCAGTGCAGATCGATTTGATATTGTTGAGTTTCTCTATAACGATGATGGATTAGTCACACGAGGCTGGCACACGATTGAAATCAAACCTATAGGGGCAAGAGCAAGGTTTGTCGGTCAATGTACAATATATGGATTTATAGGGGCTACAGACGGAGGTGAATTTTAATGAAAATACGCTATCTAGTTGAAGGAGAATCAGAACCAAGAGAGGTTGGTGAACCTAATTTTGATTTTGAAGAATATAAAAATATCATGATGGGAAAGATAACAGATGAACACGGTAATGCGCTAAATGATATCTTTATCGGCAATCGATCTTACAAAAAGATTGCAATTAAATGGTTAGAAGTTTTAGGAGATCAGCCTAAATAGGGCTTTTTATTTTATAGAAAAGGTGGTTAATATGGTGATTATTAATAATGGAATGTTACTGAACGAATTTCGTGGACTGTTAACAAATGGATATATTCAACTTTTTTTGTGGGTTGTAGTAGGTGATATTGTTACAGGTCTGTGTAAAGGGATTTTTGTGAAAGAGGCAAATAGCACAAAAGGGTTGTTAGGAATCGTTAAACACATGTTAGTTGTCTGCTTAGTAATTATTGCTTACCCATATTTAAAGATTATGAATCTTGAGACGTTTGCGACTGCATTCGTCTTTTTTTATATCGCAGTCTATGGGATTTCAATTACTGAGAACTTAGGTCAATTAGGTGTACCGATTCCAAATTGGGTCAAAGAAAGATTGTCGAAGTTACAAGATACAAATACTAATCCAAGTGTTAAGAATACTAATTCAGAGAAAGATTATGGCGATGGGCAGGAGTTCACTGAGCGAAAGGATGATTAGAATGAGTATTCCAAAACCAGTTATTCTAGATATTAGTGAATGGCAGACGCCAAACTCTATCAACTATGATAAGTTGGCTAGCGCTGTTGACGGTGTAATTGTTCGCATACAGTATGGATCACGGTATATCGACAAGCACTATAAGACTCACATTGCAGAATTTCAAAAACGTGGTGTTCCAGTGGCGGTATACGCTTGGGTTCGAGGAGTTTCAAATTCGGATATGGAGAAAGAGGCGACAGACTTCTATAACCGTGCGAAAGCATATAATCCAACGTTCTGGTGGCTTGACGTAGAAGAAAAATCAATGAGCGATATGAGAACTGGGATTGAAAAGTACCGAGCAAAATTTAAATCTCTAGGTGCTAAAAAAGTGGGGGCATATATTGCTAATCATTTGTATGCAAGCTTTAATTTAGATACTTCAAAATTTGATGGTATCTGGATTCCCACATACGGTTCAAACAATGGTCAGTATAATGGTTCGAATCCCACAGCTACTTCTAACTATGATATCCATCAGTACACATCTAACGGCAAGTTAAGTGGGTATTCCGGACCACTCGACTTGAATCGGATTGTTCGTAAAGGATTTGAATATTTTTTTGGCAATAGTTCCACTGGCTCAAACACAGATAATGGATCTTCTAGCAACTCAACAACAGGAGGAAAAATTAAAATGAAAACTATTACTTTAAAAGCCAATGTTAACTTACGTGTTAGCGCAAATACTAATAGTAAGATTATTGCAACCTTGAAAAAAGGTAGTAAAGTTGAGTTCAATGATATTGTAACTGGTTCGGGCTATATTTGGGGTGTGCAGCCTCGAACGGACAGTTACAAAAAAGGCTATATAGCCATTGGAAAGATTTCTGATTGGGGAAATATTATATAAAAATAGCCTGCTACGGCGGGCTTGTACATAGAATAAAAACACCCATTACGCTATTTGTTTGATATTTATAAAAAAGATAAAAAAACAATTTATTTGTATTTATTAGTGTGTTATAACTTAGTTGTGAAGTTATTTCAGTTGGAAAGGAGTAAAAAAAAGAAATATATGCTTAAGAGTAGTAAAAATATAAGTTGTTCAGTGTTTTATTTCTTTTGGGACATGTTCTTCATTTAAAGTTGGTTTATGAATTGGAGGTCGATTAAATGTATAGAAAAATAAAGCGTTCAATATTTAGTGTATTGTTAGGACTATTATTGGTAGTCGGAGTGAAAGCATATGCATCTGAGACTACAGATGCAAGTACAATATATGATGATGCTGTAAAAGAGAATATTATTGATCCAGCACTCTATCCTAAAAGTAATTGGCTTGATGATGAGAAGAAGTACATGCGACCAAACTATGATTTTTTTAAATCCAATATACTTGATTCTGTTAGCTATAACGAATGGTTAGAAATGAATAACTATGGTGTTATGAGTGATACAAAATTGCCTTTACTGCAAAATAAAAATTCTAACAGAAGACAGGCTCGGTCTGCACAAGACAATATTAATAAATTTTGTAAAGATGCTAAAGCTGGTGATATTTTAATAGTTAGTGGCAATTTTCCAACCGGTGTGATAGGTCATGCTGCGATAATGAATTCTGATAATACAGTGCTGGAGATGAGTGGCGGAGAAGGATGGAAAAAAGGAATTCCAGATAATAATCATCAATATTCAAAAAGAACATGGATTAAAAATCATATTAAAGATTGGACAAGCATATATAGAATATCAGATTCTAAATTAGCTAAAAAAGTTGCTAGGTATGTTGATACGCATTATTTCTCTTCAAAAGGTACTGCAACAAAAGATATCCATATTGATTATAAGATTGATTCACTTCTGAAAAATAAAAATCCAAATTATTGTTCAAAATTGGTCTATCAAGCTTTTTATTACGGGACTGGAGACTTGCCTGTAATGAAACCAACAATTCCTTGGGGTGTAATACCACCTGCAAATCTTCCAACAACCTTTTCGAATAGTTATAAACCAACTTATATAGGGAGGTATTAACTATGAAAAAAATGGTAGGAATAGTTCCTTTTCTATTATTGATTTGGCTGCATCTAGGCTATGGTACCTTTGGTAAAATGTCTGTGTTTCATCAATCTTTTATGACTCTATCTAATTTTATGGATCGGGTTGTACAAAACAATCTTGTGTCAACATTAATTCTTTTTTTAGGAATTCCCGTTTTATCAATAGTTGGTTGTTATTATAGTCTTTATAATGTGAAGAGTAACTATCAAAAAATCATTTTTGGGGTTATGGTACTCGTATCAATTATTAGCTTTGGCTTCTTCCTACTTATTACGTTAATGGGTGTAGCAAATCAATAACGCATAGATAGGGAAATAATGGATCTTCAACTGAAATAAAAAAGACCCTCTTACTCAGAATCGAGTAGGAGGGATTTTTTGCGCTCCAATATTAAGTTTTCCATCTCTTCTATATCCTCAAGAGTAGCTTGTTTGCGAAGAAATGATCTAGTCGTACTGCGGTTGCGCAAATATCTTGCGTGTTCGCGATTTTTTTCTTGCCATTTCTTATTTGCTTCAGTCTGTTTGCTATTTTCTTCCAAGGGTACACGCCTCCTTTATTTACTTAAACCAAATAAGCCAAATGATTAATCCGATGAAACCTATCCAGGCAAGAGTCACTTTCCAATCTAATTTAATTTTCTCTAAAGTGATAATTATATTTTTCCATTCTTTTTTCATGGTATAATGAACATAGAAGCTAGGGGGTGTTAACCACCCCAGCTAAGTTTGATTGAGAACTTGAATATTAGAAGTGTGATTTCGAAGCCAACTTCTAATTTTCGGGCTCTCTTTTTTCTATGTCTCACTTTCTATATTTATATTATACTATCGATAGTATGGATAATCAAGCTTTTCCTGCCTTTTTTGTAAAAAAATAGCCCTTTTCAGGGCTCAAAAGGATCTGTTCAAAGACTCGAATTCAATCATAATTTTCGTTTTTCCAATCACCGAATACTTCTTCACAACAAACTGCTTACGATCGTTAAACTCACCAGCAACTACTATCCGCATTCCTTCGTCCACATCTGCTAAAAAGTTGAGACTGTGTGCAGCGATCAAACAATTTACATTATCCAGCGAGAAACGCACTAAAGGGGTCCTCGATATTTTCAACACTCGTGGCTTCGAAACTACACCTTTCAATGACTTCATGATTATCGCCACCGTATCGTTGTACATAGTAATTAAAATTAGTTTTCCCTAAAGTAAGTTTGACATAATGATCAACGCAACGAGTTCCAAAAACGCACTCTTGAGATTCAGATATACTATCAGGAAATTCCTGTACAAACTCTGAATAAGAAATATAGCCCTGCTCATACTGACTGATTACATTCATGAGAGATCAAACCATTTTAGCTCCCCGGCGTAAAATTCTACATTTCGAATTTCCTCATATTCAACGAGAGTAGAATCAACGTAAATTCCTATTTCATTATGCCCGGAAAGGCAGCCTACAATGTCCGGCAAGAATTTGTCATTCTGGGTGTAGTTAAGCTGAACAGCAATCTTTTTATTTTTCAAGAGAGCCTCTTGAAGAAATTCTCCAATTTCTTCAATTTCCATTTCCGGTTTAGGTGGGTAAGTGTAGCTCGTTCCTTTTCAACTTTATTTACACTTGTTGTATGTTCCGATAAAAAGAAACCTATCCATTTTAATTTTTTCCGGTCCTCGTAATGTTTAATCATTCCCATAATTATCACTCCTCACGGAATTTGTACGAACCTTTATTCGTTTTTTTGTAAAGCGAACAGATTATTAATTCCCACATTATTCCCACGAAAAATGTAAAAACATATAATATTCCAGAAATTAAAATAACTCTATATAAAAGAGCACATAGAAATACATCACTGTATTAAAGTCGATTATAAACGCTCAAATAGATCTGGATAAAAGGATAGAAAAGGGTATAAAAATGAGATATTTTAAGAAGCCTTCATGGCCGTTTTGAAAATGGACGAGGATGAGCCGAAGAAATAAGATTTTAAAAGTAAGATCAATAGGAGTGGGTTACAAACAATATTACATTTTCAGTTGTGGTTTTATTGCTATTGGTATAATATAAAAGTATCTTATGGAGGAGATGCTTTTTTTTTGCATTCAAATTAAACAAGAGCCTAGATTTAAGATAAGGAAAATTCTAAAAAATAAACTAAGTCCAAAGAAGTTGTTAAAAATGATAGGGATTACTCGTCAAAATATAATATGTTATGCGGATGGAAAACAAATACCTAGTTTAGATATTAAGTAGGAACCATTCTCAATTTTGAAAAAAAATTATGTGAAAAATCCGAAAACCGATAGTTTATCTACTCATATTAAGACAAACGGAGAAAGAGATAACTCAACAAGTGTTATCAGAAATGCTTGATGTTTCTAGATAAGAAATATGTAGTAGGACACCACTAAAAAAGACAAATGCGAAAATTGATGGTTTATAAGTTGTTTGTATGGTAAAAAATTGGTTCAAAGAAGCAGAGTTTTTTCAAAAGATTAGTGATTCTTCTATGTATTGATATACAAAAAATCGAGGTATTTCTAACACAGAAACATTAGATTGGCATGTACACTTAAATAAGGTTTCATAGATATGGAGTAAAAAAATTTTTTATGATAGGAGAAAAACATTGGTCTTTTTTGAAAGTTTTCATTTTGATGAATCAGATACTAAATTTATATTTAGTAAAGATAGTCTTTGTTTTCAAGAAGTTATTGATTCATTCAGTAATGCAAAATCTATTGTTGTAGTTACATATTCACTTCCGACAAGTAAAAATAGTAAAGATAGTTTTTTAATGAATTCTATTTTAGAAGCTACAAAAAACGAAATTCCAGTAAAAATTATTACAAATATTCCTGGAAGATTTGAAGAGTATTATAATAAAGGAAGTAAAAGTAAATCAAGACAAAAAATAAGTAAATATGTAGAGAGTTTCAATCCAAAAAAATTTGGTTATCTGTTGACTATGTACTTCAACTTTAATAACCATATTAAAATTATCATGACAAATGAGATCGCTTTTGTAGGATCAGCGAATTTCAGTGAGGCTAGTGGTAATAATTATGAATCAGGGATAATATCACGAAATCCTTCTTTTTTAAGACACTTGACAAATAAAATTATTCCAGAGATTGAAAAGGAGTCTTTAGGATACTACGACTCAATTGAAAGTGAGATTTTATTGGATAATATAATAGCTCTATTTTATGTTGAGGACTATATTCAAAGAGTACTAACAGATATTTCTCAAACAAGTTTTTATATTACTGGTACGAAATATGGAGTAGGAAAAGAATTTAACGATTGTAAGGATTCATCTGACGAGTTGCGTTGGAAGAGACTAATTCACGTATCAGATATGCTAGAATTTTTTTGTGACCATTTAACTGATTTAGATAGTACCTACTTTAATTATGATAAGGACCTACAAGAATTCAAGAAATTTTATGATGAAACTACCGAATTTCTTTGTACTAAAATAGCTAACTTAGGATTGAGAATCGAAGAAGGAAAAAAATTTGATGAGTATGAATTCATCATGAATTTGGTTGAGGAATTGGAACATAGTTCAATTGGATACCTAGAAGACAATTCTTCTCTCGAAATAGCACAAAATATGGCATATCATGAATCCCAAAATCGAATGTATGAATTACGTGATGATCTAATCAAGTTAATGGATTTTATCCAAGAGTATATCGATACGGTCTCTGAAGGGCGAGAACAATTAGGGAAATTTGTTTCTAAATACAATAAGTTGAATAGAAGAATTGATAATACGAATTTACAGCAAGAATAATTTTAAACTTTTCTGATTAGATATTCTTGGAATTTAATACCACCCCAAAATCTTCCGACAACTTTTTCGAATAGTTACAAATCAACTTATATAGGGAGACATTAATTATGAAAAAAATGGTAGGAATAGTTCCTTTTCTATTATTGATTTGGCTGCATTTAGCCTATGGTACTTTTGGTAAAATGTCTGTGTTTCACCAATCTTTTATGGCCCTATCTAATTTTTTAGATAGTGTTGTACAAAACAATCTTGCGTCAACATTAATTCTTTTTTTAGGAATTCCTTTATTGTCAATAATTGGTTGTTATTATAGCCTTTTTAATGAGAAGGATAGCTCCCAAAAAATATTTTTTGGAGGCATGGTACTCGTATCAATTATTAGTTTTGGTATCTTTCTATTTATTACGTTAATGGGTTTAACAAATCAATAATCAATAGAGAAATAATAGATTTTTATGTGTAGAAATCAAAATCCCTCGTACTCGATTCTGGGTAGGAGGTTTTTTGTCAAAGTACAAACATACGTTCGAAATGATGTGAGACATAGTCCTCAACTATCAGAACTGTATGAAGTGTAGCACAAAAGTACGAATATGATTAGCTATACTCAAAAAATAAAAAAACAAGAGATACAGAATTCTTATTTGCTAGTCCAATCACAAACATAAAATCTAACAATAATGTTTTACTAAATCAAAGACCCTAGCCATGCTAAGGCCTTTCTTCATTGCTTCAAATTCAATCATAATCTTCGTTTTACTAATCACCGAATACTTCTTCGCAACAAACTACATTAGTTTTAATCATCTGTGAATTTATTTATCGATCTTTTTAATAAATAGTAATACCAAGATATCATTGGAATAAAAATAAAACTTAGTAGGTAAAAGAGGTAATTTTTTTGAATAAATAAAATAATCGTAGCAATAGAGAAGAACACTAGTAACACTAAGAATAGATTGATGGCCGTATTACATGTCTCTTAAAGTTTTTACTCATAACTTTCCTGCTTTCATTTTAGTGAAAGTATATCATTTTCCATAAATTCACTTGATGCTTTTTGAATTGTAGTGGGCTTTGTTTACAATAGAGACTTGTTAATTGATTCATATAACAAGTAATATTTTTTTAAAACATTTTTGCATACTTACTTATTGAAAACAATTTATAAAATCACTTTCATTTTATAAATAACTGGATTTTTATCAAATAAAAGTTCAAAATACTTATAGAATATAATAGGTTTTTTCATCAAAAAAGCTAGAGACTTCAGAATATTTTAGCGAAAACTCATTATTATCTCCATTTATTAACAATTCTGAGGAGTATACTGCTTCTGTTAAATGAAAACCACGAAAGAAAATTAACTGATTTCCCTAAGAATAGAGGAGAACATTTTAGCTCACATGAATGAATGCTAAGTGGATGCTTTCTTTGATGAGACAGCCTCCTAATGGTGTGTTTCTGTAGAATAGTTAAGTGTAAATCTGGTTACAAAATTTAAAAAGTGTTGAGGAGTCCACTATGCAAAAAATTTTTCCCAAAGTTCCTGCTGTTTCGAACAATAGTCGTTTGTTTGCTATTCTAATGGCTTTTTCAGGAGGAGCAATAGATGTCTATTGTCACAATTATTTCCATGGACTAGTTGCTACACAGACCGGAAATATAATATTGATGGCGTCGAATTTATCTCAAAATGATTGGCAGCAAATGCTTCCTAAAATCCTATCTATCATCATGTTCACAGTAGGTTTTTTATTAGGGATTCTTCTTAAACGGAGTAACTTCAGTGACTACTGGCGAAGTTACACCATGTTGCCTGCGATTTTATCTAGTTTTGTCATTCCATTATTACCTCATGATCTTCAGCTTTTTAAAATTGGTATTCTTGCTTTCGGGAGTGGTTTACTTATGCTGACGTTTAGCGGTACTCAAATTGAAGGAAATCCTTATACGATTATGATGACCTCGGGGAATTATCGTAAGATGCTTAACGAGTGGTACTTGTATTTGACCTCAAAAGATAAATCTTCCATGCAAAAACGGAATGCACACAACTATACTATAGTCGTTGTCTCTTTCATAGTTGGTGCATGTTTACTAGCCTTTATCAGCCAGTCTTTAAAAATGTATTCGATTTGGATAGTAACGATCACATTTACCATTTCTTTTTTTATTGAAATTTACCATGCCAAGAAGACGAATAAATAAAACGTCAAAGCAACATGTATGTTAAACAAGCTAAGTCTTATTTTTAAACATATGACCACTAAGTATTATTGATGAAAAGAGAAATTAGTGGATGAAATTCGTACAAAAGAACATGTGAGATAGTTATGGCAATTGGGGAGTTTAAAAAAGCGCAAAATAATTTCTGTCTTTCTGACTTTTCAAAAAGACTGTTGAACCAACTGATTATAAATACACTACCTAATTGATCAGATAAGGCACAAGATAATGTAATCGAGCCCGTATCAAATTTGTTAATAGAGTCTCACGAAAAGTTATATTTTTAAGTTTAATCTATTAGCTAGTGTCTCCAAGTATTTGCTTTTTGATGGATGAGCCATAGAGCCATAATAGTTTATCAGTTTTCTCTCAAAAGAGTCACATAATAACCAAAAAAGTAAATATTATTTACAGAATGATTATTGTAACTAAAACTCTCTCTTACACGGAATTAAGTAGGAGAGATTTTTACGTTCAATTCAATTTTTCCTTAGTTCGTTAAGAATAGGTGATTATTACATTAATCTTTAGTATCGTTATCAAACAGTCGTCAAACTAAAGAAGTGTCATACTTCTTTGGAATCGTTAATGCCATGTTTAACAGCAAGCCGAATAATCCAGTATAAGACAAAGCCAATAAAACCATACCAAACAAAACTGAAAAGCCACATTTTGAACTCCTCCTTTTTCCTAAATTATACCACGATAAAAAATAGTCACTTACAAATATTTAGAAAAGAGAAAAGAGGATAATTAGTCTTCATGTCTCTCCAAAGCACCATTGCTCATTAAAATAACTTCTCTTAGAAAAAATAATACTTAAGAATAAGGATTTTTCCATTTTGGGAAGATCTTTTTTGTCAAACAAAGCAACAAATATTCTTTTGATAATAAAATAATCTATGAATAAATTATTGATTCAAAGAAACGAGCATAGTATAATTAAGAAAATAAAAAATATATTTCTACTAATTTATTAATTGCTATTTAATCTGACTTAGGATAAGGTATTAAGCCATCATGATGGGTTTTAATATAAAGAAACGAAGGAGTGTGGAGATAGATGAACATGAAAAAATTTCGTAAGAGTCTTTTGTTTGTTGCGGGCTTATTTGTTGTTACTTTTGGTGGTCTTTTCTTCTCTGAAAATGCCTCTGCCACATCGACTTCTCAGGCAACATCCTGGGTAAATAGCTCTATTGGTAAATCTTATGATTTTGATGGCGTGTACGGGGCGCAATGCTTTGATTATATCAACAAGTATGCCTATGATCTATTTGGAACAAGTTTTTCGGGGGCTGGCGCAATTGATTTATTGAATACGGGTAATAAGAATGGTTTCAAAGTTATCAGAGATGGCGCTAATCTTTATCCTCAGACAGGAGATATTTTTATATATCAGGTATATGGCTCACCTTGGGGACATACAGGAATTGTTATTAATGCTGATAAGAATGGGATGACGGTAGCGGATCAAAACTTTAACAATGTTCAACGAGTTCAAAAGCATTATATTAAATACAATGACTCATGGGGTGTTATCAAAGGGTGGATCAGACCACCGTTCAACAATCAGACCAATCCAAATCCTACACCCAACCAAAGGCTAAAAGTTTATAAAGTAGATGATCTACAGCATATAAATGGGCTTTGGCAAATCAAATCCAATGATCTCGTACCAACTGGCTTTAATTGGACAGATAATGGGATTGCTGTAGGTGATGTGATTGAGGTTGATCGAAATGGGAACAAAACTAGCGATCAAGTGATTGAAAAAGGCAGCTATTTCGTTTTTGATTCAGCAAAAGTGATCAGTGCGACGAATGCCCAAAAAGGAACAGGTGGCTGGTTCTGGTCGAATGTTCATTTGAAAGATAGCGGGTCGATCTGGTTATCCGTATGGAATAAAAATGATTTACTCTATGGAAAAAAATAGCAAAATTAGCCGCCTTATCCTAGGCGGCTTTAAAATTTTGAAGATCATGATTAAAAATTTACGTTTGCTTATTTTTCTTGACATGGAACGCGTTTCATTGACTATAATCACCTTGAAGGGTGGTATAAAAATGACAATAAAAATGATCGCTGTTGACATGGACGGGACGTTCTTAAATGATGAAAAGAAATATAATGTCGTTCAATTCAATCAGATTTTTCAGGTCCTAGAAGAAAAGAAAATTAAATTTGTGGTAGCAAGTGGCAATCAGTATTTTCAGTTACGTTCCTTTTTTCCTTCTCATTATGAAAGAATGGCTTTTGTAGCAGAAAACGGCGCAAATATTTTAATTGGAAGGAAACATATTTATAATGCAGAAATCCCGTCTGAGAATATCAAGAAGACATTGGCAATTCTTGAAAAATTACAACCGAAAAATTTGATTTTATGCGGCAAAAAAAGCGCTTATATTTCTGAAACGATATCAGACTCCGCGCTAAATGAAGCAAAATTTTATTATCCTGTACTAAAAAAAATAGCTAACCTATATGATATAGGTGATGAAGATGATGCGATTTTTAAGCTGGCTCTTTCATTTGATGAAGAGGACGCGAATGAAAAATTACACATTCTAAAAAAATCCTTAACCGGTATACTGATTCCAGTGTCAAGTGGACATGGAGACATCGATTTAATCCTCCCGGGAGTTCATAAATTGAACGGACTAAAAATTTTAGGAGAAAAGTGGGGAATCGGCTTAGACGAAATGGCAACATTCGGAGATAGCGGCAATGATTTAGAAATGATCAGGGGTGTCAAAAATAGTTTTGCTATGGAAAATGCGCAACAAAAGATTAAAGAAGCAGCGACAACTGTGATTGGAACGAATAACTCTGGTGCTGTTTTGGATACCATCCAATCTCTGATAAATTAG